ATGTAGTATACCACCCGGTCCATTATCGAAATGTTGTTCAATACGCTGGGCATAATGATCGCCTTCCTTGGTACCATCCATTACAGCATTGACACATTCAAACACCATCAACTCAAACAACTTTTCAAATTCACTGTCCCATCTCGAAATAAAATTGTCGGGCATAAATCCGGCTTGTTCGGCAAGTTGTTTAAGTTTCTCGTTCATATTACTTGCCAATCATCAAGCCAGTCATATTGCTGGGAACAATAATGGTCTGTACCTTGCCGTTCTTAACACCTTCAGAGATGTTCAACGCAGCCTGAGCATTCATGTAAGCAATGCTGGCCGAGCTTTGATTGGTAAGTGCTGCCATACGACGAGATTCTGCTTCGGCAGTTTTAACTTCAACTTCCTTTTGCAGTAATTCGTTCTTTGATCGAACCAGTTCGTTAGCACTAGCAACCACACTATCAGCAGGAGTTAGCGCACGAATAAGAACTTGGCTTACTGTAATTGAACCAGCAAGATTTTCATCTGCCAAGGTCTTGGCAATGATGTCTTTCATATCCTGTTCCATTTGGGCACGACTGTCGTTCATAGTCAATGCGTCATATTTACGAGCAGCTTTGTAGGCAGCGTTGCGTGATGCATTGAAGATGTAGTTGAACATCAAGTAAGTGTCGCCACCATGCTTAACGTGAAAGCTACGGTTCTTGCTAACATACAATTCGCTAACTTGTGTGGGGTTGATATTATAGATGACAGTGACATCCATGTCTTTCATAGTGCTGTTGTCTCGGGCCAAGGGAGTCATGTCATCAATTTTAACTGACACATCACGAACTGGGAAGGTCAGTACATCACCAATGAGAGTTTGATTAAATGATCCGGGCAGCAACTCACCTGGTTTTACCTGTTTATCAAAGCCAACTCGTACACCCACTTCACCGGTTTCGATACGGGTACAACCCGCTGTGGTTGCGATCAGGGCTGCTACAACTGCGAGTTTGAAAGTGCGATTCATAAGATTCCTTAGAATAAAATAACGAAAGTTGTTAATACTACAACAGATAGTACAGCACATATTGTACTGATGGTTAAAAGTTTTGTCAACGCCCATGCTTGCTTCTTAGTAGCAAGTCTGAGCCCCATGATACCATAATAAAAAAAACAAAATAATACTGCAAATGCTATTAGTGCTCTAAACATTATTATCCTTGGTGAGTTCCACTACTACTTGTAATCTTTCTTCTGCATGGCGAACCAACATCAATGCTTCTGCCACGGCTGGATGTTGCTTGGCCAGACTCTGCATACGAGCCTCTTCGTACATCTTGATCTGAGCCCAGACCATGATCTGTTTGGCATTTTGACTTAGATCAATAGCCACCGATTGCTGATCCGAAACAGATCCCATAGGTATTGTTTCCAGCCAGATGCTATTGGGATAGACACTGGTGATCATATTACCAACCCGATAATGGCCAAGTATGTCATCATGTGTAATAGTTGGTCCAGGCCCAGCAACCACCAGAAGTATTCGGATGTAGTTGCAGTCCAGCCCATGCGGGCATTAAGATTCATTTTGGCCCAGTCAATGTGATAGTGGAACAAGGCATCCAACAGGGCCAGGAACAAGATATCTTCCCAGGCAAATGCCAGCAAACAGGCAGCGGTGCCCACACCATGTAGTCCAGCGTGTAAGATACCACCTGGATGGCCATATTTTCCTTTATTACTCCACTGGTATTGTGTCTGGCAAATAAAGTCGATTACGAAATGCTTGACCGAGAACAGCAAAAATAGTGTCAGCATTGTGATATGAATACTCATTGCGATTTTTCCCTTTGTTGTTTAAATTGTTCCCTGCATGCCTGTTTGACTTTGGCCGGATAGTCAGGATGAAATTCAGCCATGCTGCAATCGTACGATCGAAAATTGGCAGGTGGTGCGTTTATCAGCAGACCCACCAACAGTACAACCATGATGATGATCAGCACCAGTGTAATGACATTGCTGAACCAATGATATAATCTCATTCTGGGTATCCTGCACTCAACCATTGAGCATACTCTGTGGCCTGATCGCCAATCTTGACCAGATCATATTTGCCGCAGAATTTCATGAAGTGCAGACCTATTTGCGCTTGTTGTTTGGCTTGTTGACCGTCGCGGACTGTAGCAATGATGATAGCTTTGACATCCTCTGGCTGGGCCGAGAGGTCGACAAGCGTCCGGTTGCGTTCGTAGAGGTCGAGTACCCGGTGCTCTTCACCGTTGTGATCAACCCACCTTTGGAGCATGAGGTTGTTCCACGCAAAGCCTTTTGCGGTCTGGTCTTCATAGGCCTCTTGGAGTCCGACTTTGTTTTTGCTGCTTTTCGACCTGACACCAGGAAAGGCTGAGAATATGTTATCCGTCGGATCGCCGCGGATAATTTTTTCAAACAGGATAAAGGCAGGGTCAGGGATTTTTTTGGGCTCTTTAGTTTTTTTATCTTTGACTGGGGCACCCTTTTTGTCAAAAATGCCATTCGTCGTGTGTAGCTCATCAGATATTCCATTATATTGTTGTACATTGTCTGCCAACAACTGATAGAAATCAGTATCGCTGCTGACAATGGTGTGCTGATCTTCAGGATGATTTTGGATCCATCCTGCCACTAAGTCGTCAGCCTCCAGGCGACTGTGCTGTAGTACTGTACAATTGGTCTTTTCACGAATAAATGTCTGCAGGGCATCAAACGTCTCCCAGAACAGGCGATCTTCTTCCTGCTCTGTTTCAGTTTGTGCAGCCCTACTCACGGCTCTGTTGGCTTTGTAAGGAGTATAGAAGTCCTTACGCCAGCTGCGCCCTTCCAGACACCAGACCACATGGTCGGCTTTCTGGTCACGAAATGCTTTGTTGACGCTACTCAGTGTAACGTGTATGGCAAAGCCCAATTTGTCCCAGGTGTCGCTTTGACGATGGGCACTGTGGCGGGCTCTGAAGAATGTATTAGCTGTGTCTACGATTAAATATTTCATGATGTAATAGTAGCATTTATTGATTATTGTGTCAACGCCAATCGCACCACGTGCGGATAAATGAATTCTGCCCAGGCATCATGGGCATCTGGCCCGAAATGATATGATCCTGGATAAACGGTTTGAAACCCCTGGGCCAGGCACCAATTGTAGAATGTAAAATCGGGATTATAGGGTTCCAGATATGCGCCTTGCCAATCGTTGTGGGCAGTAACACTCAGGGGAAGAAATGTATTGAAAAACAGATGTTTGATGTTGAGTCGTTGTAAATCACAGTGCAATGCGTGTATGGTCTTGTGTGCTTCACGCATACACTTGGCATAATCGATGTTGATGACCCAGTCTTTGTAAACGTTTTTCAGCTCTGCAGGCCAGTCATCACCCACGCCACCAGCACTTATTTGCCAGGTCTCGTCACCCCAGAACCATTCTTTTCGTTCCCAGGTACTCCAGCCAATGACAATGTAATCAGGATATTTGGCTCCTGCATAGTTGTTGCTGGACAGGTAATTTATAGTGGTACGGATAATACGACCATTGCTGCTGGCACTTTCTGCATCACATGCCAATTCAGCGTCCATCTTCTGTGCCAATCGATTGCCCCAGCTGACGGCCAGATTGTCAGGATGCGGCTCACGACCGCGATCCCAATATTGACTGTCGTCTCGGGCAAAACCATGTGGGTTAACTGCCTCGGCGGCCGCAGTATGACTGTCACCGTTGACGTACAATATGGTCACGATACCTCAGAGCGTCCGTCACCTAGATCACGTCGGTCAATATTACGTGGTCGTAAGTCAATGGGCTGATTGGCTTCCCATTGTTCAAAGTTTTCCTGCACTACATTGCGGCATACTGCCTGGAACCAACGATCCACGATGGCATCTTCAGTTTCGCCAGCCTTGGACTGGTAACCTTCCTTGACCAGATTGACAATGAATTTGTCGTTCCAATCCAATTCAAAGGCGCCATTGCCAATATTTTCAGGATCCAGCTCTATGCTGATGATGCCCACATACGGTTCGCCTGCCTCAGTGGCAAGATCCTTGGCCGACTTCTCGACTTTTCGAGTACGTACTGTCTTCTTGGGTGCTGCTGGTTCTTTCTTTATCGGGGCCTTCTTGGCCACTGTCTTTTTAATGGTTTCGGCTGTTTTCTTAGTTGCCATCTGTATTCTCCTTGACTTCTATCCAGGTGTGGTCTCCCAACCACTTTACTGCTACAATATACTCGTACCATACAGGAGCACCAGCTGACCAACCTGCCGGTCCCATGCCGCACAGTATGAGTTCGTTCCTGCGTGTATCTTGCACCAACCAGTATGTCTGCCCATGTGCTATCTGGAAACTATACTTAGCCTGATGAACCATGTCGGTCAAATCTAATCTGCGCTTGATATCTGCTGCTTGGCGCTGCAATACAGCAACAAGTTCCATGATCCGGTCGTATTCTTGTTGGGCATGTATACGGGCCACGTTCAGCATGATGTCTTTTTGTCGGGTGACAGGCACTAGATCAAATGCAGGACCACCTGCTTCAGTAGGATAAGGCGTGATGTTACGATTAAAGAACGGTACAACCACATTGCCAAAACTGCTGTCGTAACTGTCGCGACCCTTGGCTATATTAGACATCTTTTAAGCACTTTATCAGATACTCAACTTTGGTCAACCATATTGCGGGCGTATTAATAATATACTGTGATGTTCCTCTATAACCCCAAGTCAGCCAAATTAATTCATTTGATGCATAGCACCTCTGAGGCTTCCATGCAAATTGTAGTTTCCATGGTCGAGCCCAGACTTCGTCTCGAATATTCATAAGAGTATCCAGTGGCATCAAGCTAAACTCGCATACAGGTGTTGTTGTAGATTCAATCGTAAACCATTTTCTACACAATACTGTCCTGTGTATTCATGGTTGCGTTGATTGGCCTCCAAGTTTAGCAAACCTGGTTCCCAGAAGCTGATGACCTCATCTACAGTACTGCGCTCGGCCATGGTGATGGTGCCTTTCTCAGATCGCAACAGTTTGATCCGTTGTGGTAAACTGTTGTACACATTCATTGGACTACAGTAGATCTGCTTGCCTGTGCGATCACGCCACTCCAGGGCCCAGTCAGGAATACTACTATACGGACTAGCGGGATCAGCACTTACCACAAACTTCAAACAGTCTGCACGATCCAAAATAGTTTTACTGGGAGCAAAGTACTTGATGGCACGTCCATTCTTCTCCACACATTTGGGACTGCAAACTAGTGTAACGCCTAGTGGCACCACAGTATCAGGAATGCCATTGCTTTCCACTTGTACTTCTTTAAAGTTCAGCAACTGTTGTGCCATAAACCAGCTAATATTGTCCTGGATTAACGGTTCACCACCTGTCATAACCAATACAATGTTGGGAAACTTTTTGCCCGGCAAGTTGGGTACGTGTGCCC